CGCTGGGATTTCCATTTGCCACTACCTAAATGCTTACTACCCATTAGTGCCAGCCCTTAGTCTTAAAGTGTTTTAATGCTTGACACATACTACCGTAACGTGCATGGCTATACCGGATACCCCACTTCACCTGCTCTATTGGATTAGCAGTCTTTAAGTATATTGATCTACCTTGTGGTATCCCATAATGACTACCATTCTTGGCTTTAGGCCGCCAATTGCTTTCTCTTGTATACAGCTCTAATGCGCATTGATATTGATGAAATGGTAAAACAGCTTTTGCATATTGTTTAGGGGTTTGTTGTATTTGAATACCATCATGTATTGGTGCTACTGCATTAGCCGCGCTAATGAATAGTATCCCCATGACACTTACTACTGCGCAAGCGATCCGCGCTGCGGCTTGCGCGAAGTGCCTGAAGCACTTTAGCAAGTTAAGTGTAATGTCCTTGTCAAATCCATTTATCATTTGAGCGTTCTCCTTCGGCGTGTCATCTCATATATTGAGACGATTCTGCTTGGTTGATTTAAGGCTTGCTCCCCCAACCTGTGCCTTTTAGGTGTGTCGGTATTGAATGGTAAATACGTTTGAATGTTCCACCACAGCTGCATGTCCCAACATTGGCTGGTTTCTCTGTTGTTATGGGAAAGTCAATATCAACTGACTCAGTGCATATATCGCACCGGTATTCATAACTAGGCATTTATTCCTGCAATCTGGCAAGTGCGGCACATGGTGTTAATCCATGATCCACATTGTTTGCATCTTTGAGGTTCTTGGTTGGCTGCGTAGGTTTGTAGGATATTCATTAAATCCCCTAAGCGCATGAAGGCTAAATACTCCTCAGCGTTCTCGCCCTGTCCATTACAGCGGCTAACTACAAAGGCTAGTTTACCATCTTTGTTGCTCTCAGCTTGTTTAATCCAGGCTAAAGGCGAAAAGTCTGAGCGCGCTTTTACTTCTATTGAAAATGGTATCCCAGTTATATCCTCGCCTTGCCTACCTGCACCGGTAGATTCAGCATAGGGATACCATTGCCTCAACCAGTCAGCCACCACGCGTTGCGTCTTGTAGCCCCTGTGCTTGCGATGATTAGCCATTGACGGTATGGCATTTCTCGCATTGCCATTGCAGCGGTGATAGACTAACTGTCCAAACGCCTTCATCCTGATCTGGGATATTGTTACACATTTGGCAGACTAGCATTGGCACATCGCCGTAGAATTCGACTGTGCCATCTGGTCTAGTTACTTCAACGTAACCCATCATTCAACTCCTTCCGGTAATCGAAACTTGCCTGTTGTCTTTGATAATACATACCAAACTGCTGGACATTGGTCTGCTTTTTGCAGTCCTTTGCCTGAACACAATGCACCACGCCAAGCCTTGCCATTAGTAATGCCTGACTTGATTGTGCGCTCTCCATGTTGACATGTTGGAATTGGCTCTGCATCGCCAAAAGATTGCTGCACCATCTCAGCTGCGTCAGCTAATGTTATAACCGGTTGCTTTGGCTCATCAGACACAAACTCATCCCAAGTGTTATTTATGGCCAGCGGTGCATTAGCAATAGCCTCACTCGCCTGGTCATTTTTTAATCTAATGACTTTTCCCATTTCTTCTTTGCTTGGTCTTTTTCCTTTAGCTGCATAACCTGCGTTTGCAAGCGCTCTACCGATTGCGCTAGTCTCACAATTCTCCAATGCGCTAGTTGCATTAACGCCGCGATCAGTAATCTTTTCTTCAGCGTATCCGGTTGCGAACGCGACACCATCTGCAAAAGTCCGGTATATATACGCTTTAACAATAAATCTATCATTTGCAAAACTCTCCATTTCTGTTGCAATCCTGAAGTCTGGGAAGTCTGCAATAAACTTGTCCAGGCGAACTTCTACTGTTTCGTATTGTGATAAATCAAAGGCCATTTAATACTCCTTGTTTAATGTTGCTGTTGGTTTTTGCATATTCAATCTGTTGATCTAGGTTGAAGTATGTGCCATCAGCCCATTTAGATACTTCCAACACGCAGTCATTACAATAAGAACGCTTGCGGCCATGAGACTTGGACAGTTCGCTATGAACTGTCCACGCAGCTTGTGTCGTTCCTTTTTCATTGTGTATGCCCCATCTAATTTTGCAGTAATCGCACCAAACACCGGCCTTTGCTTTAGTAAGCATCAAGATCGTTGTCGAAGTCGGTAAGTGCGATATGTCCTGCAATCGCCATGTATGAGATAGCGTCTGCGTATGAATCGTGGTGCGTTGCTTGCTCAGACAAACGCGAGATTTTGACGAGTGCCATACAGATTGCGACCTCGTGAGGTTCGATTCCACGATTGAGATACGCACTCCATAGTTGCGAGATTCGTATGTGATTAGCAGTTGGGTCTCCATACTGCAAACCTCTGTCATACAAGAGTTTGGTGGATTCAGTAAGGAGTTCATTAGCGATCATTTTTTACCGCTGCTCGTGCAATAGCGCGGCCAGCATGATAACCCTCGCGCTTGCCGTTATTCCACCCACGCCAATATGCAACGTATATAACTAACGGACTTGTGCATAAAAGCCCTACAGCTTCAAAGTATGTTAGGTCTATCATGCTTGGCCTGTTACTTCTAGGAACTTCTTGTATTCTGTTGTTGTCATTGCGCCGTCATATCTACCGCAACCAAAGCAATGTGTCTCGCCCATAGGTAAGCAGCAAAACCCGCAGTAGTAATCATTTCTGATAAGTGCTGTCTGATCCATTTGTAGCCCCTTTATGTCGGCTACTGTGCTTCACCAACACCTAAAGGGTCGCACTTATTTCAGGCTATTTCAACCTCATACAAGCATATTTAGATAACGATTTGATAACAAAATCTTCCTCATATCCCAGCCATTCCTCGCCACAACATGCCTCATCCATAGACTTTGCCCTCAAATTGGAATGAGCCATCTTTCTCTATAGGAACGGCTATAGGCAATACACGCTTACGATCTGTGTATATAACGCCAAAACCTGCCTGCCAGTTAAACGTGCCTTTAGTGTAATAAGCCTGACGTGTGTCCATCATGTGCCCTACTTCAAAGCCTGTTAATCTAGATACCTCTAAACCGCCTGAGGATTGCGTATAAGAGGATATTCCTTGCCTGTGTGTATGTCCACAGACTACGCTTTTTCCGTGCCGTTTGGCGGCTTCTAGGGCTGTTATGCCCCCTTGTGGCTTTGTGCTCTGCTCATCGCCATGCACCATAATCCAGTTCGTGCCTGGAATCTCGTATGGCTTCTTATAATATTTGATGCCTAATTCTGGCAGTCTAAGAAAGTTCTCTATCTCTAATTCAGGTGCGCCTATTAGTCCAGGCAGTCGAGTAGAAAGGGCGTTAAATAACCTTGCGCCGTGATTGCTTCTTGAGAGCTGTGTGATTTGCAGGTCATACATGACGTCAACGCACATGTCTCGGTCTTTGCCGATTGTTTTGGAGTGTTCATCAAAGCCTGAACTCCAGCGACTAATGGTCTGAAAATCAATCTCATCACCGACACAAAGAACCTCATCTGGCTTAAACTTGCGGATAAATGTGGCCACATTTGCTACTGCTTTTGGGTTGTGAAAGGGAACTTGTAGATCACTTATCACGACTATTTTCAAGGTTAGTCCTCATCCTCGTCATCGTAGTAATCTGGCATGTCTGGCAGCCAATTAGGACTAGGCAAGATTGTTGCTGGATAAGTCTGTGGCGCAGTAATCATATAAAGTGCATGATCGCAGCTAAACCCTGCTCTGCGTAATGACTTGTAATACTCATTAAGGCCGATGCAGTATTGATCCAGGGCTGAGTAATCAGTAACGTCAATTACTTTTCTTCTAGCCATGACTAAATTATCGCTCTAGGAGTATGTTATAAATCTCATCAACACGCGAGTTAAGGCGTTTAATTTCGCTAAGCAGATGAGTAATGACATATCCAGCAAGGCCGCCTATGACGGCTATGGTAGATATGTAAAGGGTAAAGAAATCCGATTGACTCACTTTTGGATTACCAGCGTTGAGAGGTTTGCTGTGCCTGATGAAGTAATGGCATAAATTGGATTGCCATGATTCTGGACTACGGTCTTATCGCCATTGTCCATGCGATAGCCATTAGCAACAGTTACATCTGCACCGCCAATATAAAGTGTGCCTGATGATGAATGGAAGTGAACTTCCTCAGCAGCTTGGTCATCTGCAACCACTATTGAACGTGTGGTTGTTACTGTGTAGTTTGCGCTAGAGATTGTCATTTCTTAGGAGTCGCATATCCAAAGACTCCGGCAAGGATAGCCCAGAGAACTGCACGATAATCAAGTGCGAAGTTGCTTGCAGCCCAAGCAGACAAGAACGCGCCTGCGGTTAGGAATAGTGGGTGTTTCATTATTTGCCTCCTAGCATAGATATTTCAAAAAAAGAACCATCTGTGTCAGCTTTACCCTTATTGAACGAGACATGGATATGGCTGGTGTGTGGGTTGATTCCAGTGTATTTGCGCCATTTCCAATTAAGGATTCGGCTAGCGATTTTGTGATTATGAATGACATAAGATATTCGTTTAGAAGGGTCAGACTTCGCATATGCACGAATTTGATTAGCCAGGTAGATACTTTCAGATTTGTGGTCTGTGAGGTCTGCGTCAATGTCAACGGCACGAACCCAGCCCGCAGCATCAGGCGTATGATCTGATTTACTGTCATGCTTAGCGTCTCCGATTGTGCCGTCAGTTCTACGGTCGCGGTTCGGATAGGTGTCATCTACTTGCTCACGCAGCTGAATAACGCTTTTACTTAGGCGCGGTTTCAATTTTGTCCTTTGGTGCGGTAATCCATTGGCAAGTGTTCTCATCAAAACCAATAGCATCATCTGGTTCTGGTGCGATAAAGGCGTCTCTGGTCTCATCATAGGTAAAACCTATTCCTGCGTAGTTCTTGCGAATGTTGCCATGATATGAAGTGCGCTTGCATACCTGGCCACGAAAATTGCCATACCAGGTTTCAGGGTCTAAACCTTCAATTAGTTCAGTTTCGTCAATACCGACAATAACTTCAGTCACTATGCTATCTGTGATAAATGCGTAATGTGCCATTATGCCCAACTCACATTTCCTGTGCCAGCAGTAATGGTTGTTACTTTCTTTGCACCGACTGTTGCAGTTGAACCTGTTAATCCTGCACCTATTGTAATTGTGTAAGAAGTTGGATAAGAAAGAATTACAATTCCACTGCCACCGTTGCCACCATTACCACCGGTTGATGGTGAAGTTCCTGCACCGCCACCGCCGCCGCCTGTGTTGGCAGTTCCAGCAGTTGCATTGTTTGAGCCGTTAGCACCAGCACCGCCACCGCCTGTGCCGCCGCTGCCTGCAGCTGCAACGTCATATGCACCACCGCCGCCACCGCCTGCATAAGTTACTGATGATCCTGTAATTGAAGATGCAGAACCATTACCACCATTACCGCCGCCAGAGGCAGAACCATTAGAGCCAACTGCACTTGCGCCACCACCACCGCCGCCACCAAAACCTAGCGCACCGTTAGACCCGTTTCCACCTGCAAAACCTTGACCGGAAACTCCTGTGCCACTTGTGCCGTTTCCTGTTCCACCTGCACCTGCGCCACCACCGCCAGAGCCACCATTCGCACCGTTTTTATTTGGCGCACTACTGTCTGATCCACCTGCGCCGCCGCCAGTTGAAGTGAAACTACTAAATACGGAATCCACCCCGTTAGTGCCGCGAAGCCCATTAGTCGTGCTTCCTGTGCCACCTGCGCCACAAGTTACTGCGTAATTTGTTGCTTTAGATAATCCTGTTGCTGTGTTTGTCAATAAACCGCCAGCACCGCCAGCACCGCCTATATATGCGCCATTACCTTTACCACCGCCGCCAGCACCGCCAGCAACAACTAAATACTGAACATCTAAAGGTGCTAGTCCTTCACTAAAAAATCCAGCAATAGAGTTGCCAATCATTATGCAATTCCACCTACGACATACCAAACATCCGCAGCAGTCTTTATACAAGCAGCGGTTCTATATTGAACAAGTGTAGGAGATGCCGCTGATGCCGCAGCAGATAAAACTGTGGTCGTGCCTGAAGTAACTGCACTTATTGTTACTGTTCCAGCACCTTTGTTTAATACTGTAATGACTGTGCCTACTGGGATAGCAGCTGTGGCATTAGTCGGAATCTTTAGATCAACGGCTGTGGCCTTGTTCATCGGGATTAAATTCTGGTAACTGTCATTGAGGACTAGCGTATAGTTATCTGTCTTATCGGTTTCAACGTCAAACGTAACTAAGCCGTTATACATCGCAGCTGAGAGAACGTCTCCGGTGCTTGCTGGAAATCCTGTTGCCATTTATTACCCCTTAATAAGTCATTACTGACGTGCCGATTATACCGTATAAAGAACTTCCAATGATGAAACTGTCAATTATTGGCTCGCTAGTTGTCAGAGTAGTCAGCCATGTTGAAGGTGAAATTTCGTGGCTAACTCCCATACATTGCAAAGTCTTGTCAATAACTGTGCCATCTTGCCCTACGTTCTTAACACGAATGGTGTCAAAGAAATCTAGGGTCAAAGCTGCTGTTGTGCCAGCTGCATAGTTGGCTGTGTTCAGATCAAGAGTAAGGGCATCAACCCGTAGAGTGGTTTCTGCCCGTGTTGCTGTGTAAGCCTGCGCAATATCTAAAGCCTGTGCGTCTGTCTGGACTAGAAGGTCTGTGGCTGTGTAAGAGTGTGGGAAATACTTAATCTGGCTTGCTGTGTTGCTTGAAGTCTGGGCTGTGCCACCTGCACGCGTAATGCTAGTTGTGTTAATAATTAATTTATCATCTAGCGCAGTCACTATATTTCGGTAATTTATGCCCGTGCCATCATTGCTAAAGAATGTTGGATTGACACCAGACTTAGCCTGGATAGCAGAACGGCTGATAAATCTCGCATTGCCAGAAGGCTGGATAAAGAACCCACCTTGCTCGCTAAACTCTATGTTCTGAATGGCTTGAAGTGATGTGCGAGAAGTGCCAGGGTCAGTCTGGACTGTAGTTGATCCTGCGTCTATTTCACGCATAGAAGTAGGGAAGCCAATTTGGTTAAGGATGGCTGTGATACGTGTGCCGGTTGTCTGACCAGCAGTAGCACTTGCAACTGAGGTAATGCTTGACATGTTATATAAGCGGAAAGCATCTGAGAGTTCTACGTCAACATAGCCTATGTTTTGCTCTTTATCCCATGTGTAATTATAGGCAGTTGTATAACCTGAATATAGGAAACTATCGTCTGCTGAGATACGAACCTTGCGCAAAGGAACTAACAAACCATAGTAAGGCGATGCAGGATTTGTTGGATTCCAATTGCCGTTGTGGTCAAGAATTCTAACTGTGGCTGTGCCAGCCTGAAATTGCTCTTGCAATAAGTTGTAACCGCGCCGGATAGTTACTTTGTTAACTTGATCTGATATGTCCACCACTAGGGCAGCAGCGTCAGCAAGCACGTTAACGCCTAGAACACCCTCGCCAATAATAAAAGGGTAGTTAAATACTGCCCCGGAACTAAAGTCAAAGGTAACAACCAGGTGTGGTGTCGCCACTACAAACCGCCTGCAAAACTTTGGATAGTGCTGTAGTTGTTGCTATTGCCGTTGGCTGAGTTATTGACTGAAGCCACGCCAATACCGTATTGAGCAGCTGATGGGTCTATAAATATGCGCAATTCAGTAGCGGTAAAGCCTCGGTCAGCGTTAGGGCGTGAGAACGCATCTTGATAGCCACCTGGGTTGTCAAGCATGTTAAAGGCTGGGTCATTGGCATCTGCTAGGGCTGCTGCAAAGTCTTGTGCCAGTAATTGCTCAGGGCTAACTATTGAAGGTGTGCCAAGTGTCGCTAGGCCACTACGTAGTTGCTGTAACGCTTTCATGGCTTCTATTGCTGACTTTGCATAATTACCAAAGGGATCAACACTACCTGCCATTAGTGCAGCTAATTGAACTGATAACAATTCTTGTGCCAACTTAGCAGCTGCATCTGAGTTGCCTAGCAATATCTCGCGTTGCAGTTTCAGGCGTAAAGTTTCATCCTCAGTAATCTTGCCTTGTAGCGCAGCTGTATTTTGTATCAAATCTAAGTTAAATATGGCATTTGACTTGTCTAGAACTGCCTTTGCTTTGGCTAGGGCTGTCTGTTCTTTAATTGCCTTAGTCTGCTTACCTGCTAGTGCAGCCAATTCTTTCTGACGTTTCGCAGCTGCGGCATCTGCTGCTTTACGTGCTTGTATGTTCTTTATTGCAGCAGGAGACATATCCGGCATGTTGCCAGACATAGGATCATAAGGTGTGTCTTTAAGTTTGAGCGCGTTACGCTTATCTGCTAATGCACCAAACAAACCAATACCGCTAATTTTAGATGCGCTAATTAGGGTGCTTGTAATTGTGCCTAGTCCAGCAACAATATCCGCTACAACTTTAGCCATCTTTTCTATGTTGCTTGTGGCCTTAGTAATCTCGCCACCACCAAAGGCTGAACTAATAGCATCCACTAAGCCCTTGCCAATAATTTCTTTAGCATTATTTGACGCAACAGATAGGGCATCCATCTTGCCAGCGTATGTCTCAGCTGCTAAGGCTGCTTGTCCGGTAAAAGTTTGGTTTAACTTATCTTGAATCTGTTGAAAAGACATTGTTGCAAGTTCAGCGTTAGTCAAGCCTAAGTTGTATTTTTTTAGTCCTTTAAGATTGCCTACGTATGCCTGTGATAAATCTTGAACTGTTGTGCTGAGATCAACGCCAGCGCCAGCTGACGCATTAAGGGCAAGTGTTAATAATTCTTTAGACTTAGTGTATGACTGGGTAACGCGTATCAAACTAGAAAAGGCTGGCCGTAAAAGGTCATCTGCTACGTGGTAAGTCTGCTCTAAACCTGCAATAAAATTGGCTACGTTAGTTGCTTCATAGGCTAAGCCTAAGTTGCCGACAGTTTGAGTTAATTGTCTAGCAGCTTTGTCATCTTGTATAAACGCTTTTATAGATTGTTGGCCGTAACGAAAAGCCTTTTGTGCGCCAGCCAAACCAATGTAAGCCTTTGCAAGACTTTGAACACCTTTGCCTAAACCTAGAACATCTTTATTGGCTTTACCAAACGCTGCCTTGCCTTTGTATTCAGCGCCAATACCAATCATTAAGTCTGTTGTTGCCATGATTAACCTACCCTTGCTCTAAACTTATCGGCTGCGCCTTCAATGGCTTTAGTTACTGCTGCGTATGTCTTGCCACCATCCTCAGCCCATGCACGATAGATTAAACGGCCAACCATATAGCGACCACGGCGGCCTGAGCCTTGCCCGCGCACATTTCCTTGCTTTAGTGGACTAGCGTTGTCTAACGCTGAAATAAACTGTGATCCTGCTAATGGATTGTTTGAGTGGCTGTAGTTCTTATTAGTTCTAGGAGTTCCCTTAGGGGCTTTCTGCATACCGCCTGGGTTCTTACGGCCAGCGGTTTCAAAGATAGCGCCTGAAGCAGTCTTGTTAGCAATAGAAGCTGCATAGGAGAAGCCACGTCTGTTTGGCTTTGATGGTGTAGTTTTGTAGCCAATACCTCTACGCATAAGAGTTGCATTATAGATAGGCCACTTGCCAGTCTTAGTTTCACCACGCCAATTAGAAGGCGTAAAGTCTGAAGGAATAAACCCACGTGCTTTTTTAACGATAGGCTTTAATAAAGCAGCTACTTCAGTTTGCATTTCTGCAGCTAAATCGGGTTCAAACTTGCGAAGGGCGGTGCGAAGTTGACTAGCGCCTTTTAGCGTTGTTGCCATCCTTCATCTCCTTTGCCCTATCTTTCATAGCCATTAAATAAGTCTTGAACATTCGCACATCCATATCTATAAAGGATTGTGCAGGAATTCCCGTCTCTAGGCTCATTCGTGCAATGAGGTAGTGAAGGGAATCCCTAGTTAGTCCAAAGGGTCATCATCAAGAACTTCCACACGCACAAGCGTTTCTAAGAACTCTGCGCCAAAAGGCTTGACAGTTTCTCCTGATCTACGGATGCATTCCCATGCTAACCAATAGACCGAAGTCTGTTTTTCTTCTTCGCGGAAACATTTGTGCATACCCATTTTGGCGTATGTTTCAAATGCTACTTCTATCGCTGGTGTGATTTGGTGAGTAGTATCGCTACCATCCACCCTTACGATTCTTAACTTTGCCATTTTAGCCCTTTTCTTTTAGTTGTTTAGAATGTGCCTGTTGTTGCTAGTGCTGTTGTGCTGTTGCAAGTAAAGGTAATGTCAAACATTGCTTCATCTGCTACCGCACCGTTAATATCTGTTAAGTTATCAACAAGAATTGTGCCTGTGTAAAGTTTGTTAGTTGCTGAGATTGAAGCAACTTTATCTTGAACTGCTGAGAACGCTACGGTTGTTCCGTATGCTGTTTGTAGAGTTGCAAGAACAGAAGATGCAGCTGTGTCATTCAAGAATGATACTGTGATGGTGTCAGCTGAAAGTCCGGTAACAAACTTATGTGCTGTGTCTCCCATTGCAGTAACTTCTAGTTGATCTGCTTGGCGGTTAAGCGTGAAGGCTGTAACGTGATCTGATAGGTCAATTGTTGCAATCTTAAAGCCAACTTTATTGTTTAGAAAAATTGCCATTGTTTATTCCTCGTCTTTCTTGGCTGGTGCCTTTGGGGTGGATTCGATTTGACCAATCTTTTTAAGAAAAGCCAAATCCTCAGGTGTTAGATTATTGGTCATTTTAACTCCAACTCGTTAAGATACTCAGACGTATTTCCGTCGTGAGAAGGTCTCCAGCTGTTGAGTCAACAGACACACCAGACACAGAGCCAATGTTATAGTTTAGCGAAGATGCCGCTAGTTTAGTAAACACGTCAACAATAAAATCTTCCATACTTGCAAGTGAACCCTGGTTGTCAAGTAATGGCAAATAAAGTTTAATTCTAAAGTTAGCCAGTGGCGCAATAGTTATATGCTGGTTATTGCTTGGCACAATATAAGGATCATCAGGTTCTACAACAACGCTGTTGGCCAGCGGTGAGGCAGGTGGAAAGGAAAATACCTGCCATACCGCCGGATTACTTAAAGCCGTTGCAATGGTAGAACGGAGAGTTGTGACGGCAACTGTCATCCGACTAGCCCATTAGGGTTTAAGTAATTCGCAATCAAACCACGAACTCTAGCAAGTAGTGTGTTGCCCATACGATATGGAGAAGGTGTAAAGCCATCTGGTGATACGCCACCAGCATTTGAAAGTTGTCTCGATTGCCAGATGTCCACGGCAATTAGGGTTGTTGCTTCTCTAACTTCTGGAACTGTCGCGTAGTCCACGTTAGTAGCTGCTGCAACTGTGGCAGTAGGTCTGATTGGATTCTTAACCTGATCTGCGCCTGTTGCTGCGTAAGAAATAGAATAGTTGTAAGCCGTCAAAGAATAGTTTTGATAGTTCAGGGCTGATACCTGAAGTGCGCCGTTGATTTCAGTAATTGTCTTTGTGCCGTTAAATGGAGAACCGGCATTAGTAATAGTTACGCTTTGTCCGACATACATTCCGTGTGGTTCTTGAAAATAAAGTGTTGCCACGTTGGAGTTTAGGCTTCTTGCCGCTGCGTAGTAGTTGTTATACCAAAGTTGCCCTTTAATGATGTTCTCAGCTGCTTGGCAAACTTCCTCGACAACTGAATCTGAATAGAGAGAACCAATACCGAGAACTGTGCGTAATTCGGCTTGTGTGCAAAATGTGGCTGCCATATTTTCCTCTCTAATTAAAATTGTGAGGGCTAAGGGCTACAAAGCCCTCACAACACTATTGCTAAGTGTGGGTTATGCAACCATCCACTTGTATGCGCCTGTTGCAACCTTAGTTGCGATTGCGCCGTAGCCGTAATAAGCGACTGAGATTTGACCAGAAGCGATTACGTTTGCTTCTAGTTTGAATGTTGGTGATTCATACCATGTGTATGAGTCTGGGTTAACAACAACGATTGTTCCATCGCCTGTGCCTGAAAGGTTACGATCTACGTAAAGGTTTAGGCCGTTGATGTTACCGCGTAGTGAAGTAGGTGAAGCGTTACCACCAGCGTTAACAGGGTTAACAGCTGTGTAAATAGCGCGGTTTGTTGAATCAACAAGACCCATGATTGCGCCCCATTGGTCAGCAGATACGATGATGTTTTGTGCAAAACCAAGTGTGTTTGCATAAACTGATACTGCTGCATCAGCTACGAAGTCAAGAAGGTTTGCTGCTGACATTGTGCGGTTTCCGCCGTCTGTCGCTGCTGCTGCAACTACTGTTGCAACGCGTGCATCTGTTGCTTTTGCGTATGCGTATTCCATGTTCTTAACCAATTCAGCGTAGAACGCTGGAGAAGAACGATCAAGGATTTCAACTGAGAATGTCTGTTGTCCGGCAAACTTCTGAACTGATACTGAAAGGTATGAATCTTCTAGATCAGTGTTTGATGGTGCATTTTCTTCAGTTGTAACTGCAACTGTTGGAACTTGTGAAATCTTAGGGATTTCAAAAGTCATACCGGCATCTGGAAGTGTGCCGCGTGAGATTGCGTCAATGAATGGGCGATCTGCGTTAGCAAGTGGGTTGATAACTTCTGTTAATTGACGTGTTGGAACAAGTCCAGCGTTATCTGTTGTGTTTGCTGCTGCACGGATGTATTGACGAGCATCGTCATCTCCGAATTGTGCCTTGATTGTGTTCTCTAGGAATTTTTCCTTTGTGAACTCAAGACGTGGTGTTGTATACATTGCTGCTGTTACTGTTGGGCGTGAGGCTTCAACCGCAGGGGTTTCTACTACAGCCTCAGGTGCTACGGCATCTGGAGTATCCAAGATGGCCTCACTTTCTGATTGTGGGATTTCGGTTAGTGCTTCATCTACGGTTTCTGCCGCTGATGCTGCAACGCTAGTTACTGCTGCTGAGTCGAACGCAGCTGCTTGAACAAGACTTGTTTCAAATAGTCTTGCTGATTGAACATACAACACGCCGTTACGTGGTTGTGATGCTAGAACTTCGACTCCAACACTAAGCCCTGAACGAAGGCCGTCTGATGCTTCGATTAGTGAGTCTGTTCCGCGGCTAGTGTTGGAGACTTTGAATGATGCGTAAACACCGTCTGCTGTTTCATTGAAGGATACGGCTTTGCCGATTGGCTTCTTGGCATCGTGTTCTAAAAGTAATTTTGACTTGCCTGGTTCAGGTAATTGGATTGAACCATGTTCAAATACCACTTTGCCGACCGATGTTTGGCCAATTTCGCCATCATAAGGAACAATTTTACCGGAGATTAGTCTGCGGCCTTGATCGCACTCAATATCGCTACTGAACGTTAATTGCATCTGATGCACTTCCATTCGGAGATAGGTTTTCCATTGCCATTGCATCCTGAACTGTAATAAGTCCAAGTGCTAACATTTTTTCAATTACAGCCAAGCGTTCCATTGGGTTAGCACGCAAGAAGCCGGAATCTAAATCAAAAGATATGTATTGCGTTGAAGGTGTGATGTCATTCATTGACAAACGCGCTTCCACGGCAGAAATGTAGGGCTGAAGCGATAGCGAGACGAACTGACGCCTCTCGTCTTGAACGTTGGCATAGGTCATGCTGTTGTTCATGTCAGCTGAGATGTAATAGGCTGGCACGTTCATTAAACGAGCAATTTCAGTTGCCATGTATTGCTTTGCTTCGTTTAACATCATGTCTTTAGGTGAGAATGATGAAGGTTGAAATTCTAGTGTGCTTGTGAGATAAGCAGTCGAGCGATTGTTGCGAGCATTGCGCCATGCAGCTAGTAATCCTTGAACTTCATTCTCGCCTAAATCAGCACCAGTATTTTTTAGAACACCAGAAGGCATAGGGGTTGCTGCTGCAACGCTTGCGGCTTTATCTAAATCAAGTGCAGCGGTCAAAACTCTTGCACCAACGTTTAGAAGCCCGTCAGTCATAGATTGGAAAGTTACAAGTGATCCAATACCGGACATTGGTCGAACTGTGCCATCCACTTGATAGCCTTCAATAAAAGTATTTGTTTTGTTATATTTAGGAATCACACGAGAATTAGCAACCCAGTTAAAGCGAGCAGGGTAACCATTGTCTGCATAGACTTCAGTAATTTCCCAATACGCTACGCCAAAGAATATAAGTGAATCAATGGTGAAAGCCATTGTTACGGCATAAGGTTGATTGTGTGATGGTTGATCCATCCATGGCAATTTAGGTAAATCTTCGTCAGTGCGCTTTAACTCTAGTGAGAGTTCCATTGAAGCGATTGTGTTGCAGATCAAGTTACGGCAACGATTCACAGCTGGAATTGACATTGCAGAGATTCTGTCAATAGATAAAAGTTGATAAGGGATTTGGTATTGGTAAGTATCGGCCATTACCGGTGGTGCATACTGCGCTTCGATTATTGCTGGCTTGCTAAAGCGAGAAAATAAACCCATACACCAACCTTACACTATTTTGCAAATTATCTCACATTATGAGACATATATCAAACATATATCTGAGGTGTTGATTGTGGCTTAGTTAGGTAATGAACAATCATTGCTGAGCAGATTGCGCTAGTAACGTCTCCTGCTGACTTGCGTCTGACAATTCGCCATCCTGCGTCATTAGTCTTTGCCCCTACGCTAAACCATGAGTCAGTAAGTTCTTTCTGGCCAGAGTGAGTCAAGCGCACATTAACAAACGCATCAAGTATCTCACCGCAAGCCTGGTAAAAGGATTGACCTGAGCAATCTTCCATTTTCTGGCCGGATTGTTGCAATCTTTGAGCAATAGAAGCTGTGGCGTATTTGTCATACATAATTACACGCGGTTTGAACTTTTGCGCCCATGCATGGACATCTGCCGCCATTTTTAGATCGTCAATAGCGACATCACTAGTCCAGAGTTGCATAAGTCCTAGTTCTATCTTTCCTGTGGCCTGATTTAACTTGCCAGCCAATAATGCACCGGATCGCTTAGACGGTGATACGTCAATCGCAAAGACGATATTGCCGCCTGGAGTAATTTGAAGATTAGAGTCTGAGGTATCGGTAATCATCTGAGTTGTGAATGGTGATGTCATGCTATCTACCCATTGGCAAAGCATTTCGGTTCTTGTGTTGTTTATTGGGTTTGTTGCTACTGCTTCTTCCAGCGTCTCCTCATCAATGAGGAAGCCAAGAGAAGGATTAGCCATAGCCCAGGCATTACGATCATCAACTTTGCAATGGGGCGGCGCAGAATACTCATACCAGCCAAGTGTAGGCGAAGGGTAGGACAAAGCACGTTCTCGCAAGTCATTTAACACAACAGAATAAGCATCACCGGCGTTAGAGCAAACTAAAGTCTGGCCACCCGTTGCACGAGTTGTTGGTCTTGCCGCTTTCCAGCCTTCCTCAGTAATTTCACGCAACTCATCTATAAATAAGAAGTTGGCAGTAAGTCCACGAGAGCCATCACGAGTAGCTGCAACAATCTGGTAACGGTTTCCCTTAAGAGTTGTAATTGACTCTTGGCCGTTGGCATATCTAATCTGTTTAATCTGATCCTTTAGAAAGTCGTTGTCAATAATTGCGTTTGCAACTTGCCTAAACGTATCTAAGGCCATATTCCGGTTCGATGACATACCAATGACCATCTTGCTATCCCATAAGAACAGATGAGCCAGGATAAGCATACGAGCCAGGTGAGTCTTGCCATTCTGACGTGCAATAAGCAATCCCATAGTTTTACGCTTGAAATCACCCTTGCTGTCAATTCGGAGCATGTCTTGCAACACAAGATATTGCCAATCTAGCAAAGGCTGACCAATTTTTACAGCTAGATCAGCAACTTCATCTACACGGGAATCACCCTTCAAAAAAGGTGTGTGAATACGCGGGATTTTGTGGCCAACTAGCCGTTTCTTAGTTTCCCCAGTTTTACGCGGTTTTGCTTTGGTAGTCATCAGTTAATGGCTGGTGTGGTTTCGGTTACAAACGGGTTCTCAGGAATGACTGAGGCTGCTCTTGGAGAGAGATTGCCGCG